GTTATATCATCTTCAATTTGACAGTAAGCAGAAGTTCCATAAGCTAATGGTAATCTATAATTAAAATAACTTGCAGTAGTGCCACTTAAAAAAGTAGAAGTTGATAATACAGCACCTGCAGCAGAATAATAAGTAATTCTATAATCATTATATAATGAACTAACACAAAGAAAATTATAATAAGGTATTAAACTACTATATTGTATTTTATAAGTATTATTTGAACTATTGCCTAATAAACAATAATCTTGGCTTTGTGCAATATCATAATTTAAACCTTGATTAACTTCCGTATAACCATTAACTCCAACATATAAAATATTGTTTAATAGTGTAAAAGTGCCTGATACATTTTTATATCTTTTAACTCTTGCAAAACACCAATCCGTATTCTGTTCAATAATAAAAGAAGCACTATAATTAACTGCAATTTGATTTATATATTCTAATATGTAAGGTGAAATATTATAGTTAGTTTCTGTTTGTGTAGCAGAAGCTATATTTTCACTCATTACATAAGTTGCAGTTGAAGGTTCTGTAGTTCCTTTATTCCAAATAAATAATTCTACTTTACTACCTGTTTGTCCTGTTTCATTTATGATTATTTCAAACGGACTTCTTGCACTAATTACATTCATTATTTTATATCTTTTAAATTATAATCTACCATTGTTTCTATATCTTGACCAAATGCTTTTATTAAATCTGTATCAATGTATTTTTTATATCCTGCTTCAAATGGTTTTGTAAAGAACAAACTTGGTTTAATACCTTTGTGAAATATTGCACGTGTAATTAAATAAGCTGTAGATTCATAACTTAAAAATCTACCTTTGCTTCCTTCTTGTTTACTTCTAAATTGAAAACCTTTTTGTTTAACCCACTTTTGAATACCTTGTGTTAAACCACCTTTTCTACCTGTACCTGAACCAAATTTATAAGGGCTGTTTGGTGCTTTATTAGAACTTGTTTTACCTTTAACACCCAAATCTACAAACGTACCATAATTAGCCATTGTAAACCCTACAATAGTATAATCATCTTCAGTTACTACTTCGCCTTTAATACTATTTGCTAATGAACTTGTGTTGTTATGACCTGTACGTTTTAAATTATCCTTTGCTTCACGTATAACATAGTCACGAAACATTTGAATAGTTTTATTTACCTTTTCAGTCTTTAGCATTTTGTCATTCTGTTTTCAATAGCCATATCAAAAGTAACAGTAACACCTGCTATTTTATTTTCAAATCGTTCTGTAAAGAATTCTATATTTGCAGAACCATTTACTAATTCATAATCTTCAGCTAAAGCACCACGATTTAATACTTCTAAGAATCTATTTGCTACAGCTAATTGTGTATTTAATACATCTTGTTCGTTATCATTACCTAAGAATATATCCGTAGTTAAACTTTTACTTTCATCTACAATATCCATACATAATATAGATATATTATAATTTAATACAGGGCCTGCATAAGCTACTGAATTAACAATAATATGACTTAAAGGGAATATAGTTAGTTTATTTAAATCAACTTTAAATATATCGCCTGTAGTTACTGTATTGACAAATAAATCTTCTTGAAGTTTATTCTTAATTGCTTGTGTTATTTCGTAAAATGTACTCATTATCTTTTTTTAATTAAATCTGATTCTATTTGATTCTTTTGTTTTTCAAATGTTAGAAAAGTTAAACACTGGTTAATTGGTAATTCGGTAATTGTATCAAATCTTGTAACGTCTCCTTGAGCAAGAGCATAGATTGAACTGAACCAACCCCATCGTTTTCCAAATTGTGTTGTTGCAGAATAGTCTGCATCTGCTTGTTGTTCTCCAAATAGTTCATCGTACTTTTCAATAATTCGTTGCCTAAATTGTAAAAAAAAACATTAGCACCAAATACAATATCTAAAGGTGCGTGTTTCATTACATCACTATAGGTAATACTACCATTGTATTTTTCTATTTCATAGGTGTTATTTAAACCCTTTTTTGTAATTGGTCTATATAATACAGCCATAGCTTTGTGCATATTATCCCAATCACCTATATATGTATCTAAATCTGTATATTCGCCAAATGACATATCTTCTAATTCAGGAATAAAACCAAACTCAACTCCACCAAGTTTAAACCTGTTTATAAATTTATGCGATTTAACATCAAACATTTTACCAAGTGATGCAGTTATTTCTAATACATCTTTAAATCTAATTTCAGCTACATCTTTTAAATCTATATTGCAAAACGTTTGTACCATTTTCTGATTCAAAAATTCTTCATCTTCATTATCTTTAGCTATCTTTAAGAACGCTTGATATTGTGCTAACTTAATTTCTTTTAATTCTGTAGGTATGCTAATTTCTAATTTCATATTATTGTTTTTTATATTAATAACTATTTGTTCAAATTGTATTAAACTAAATAGCGAAGCTATTAAAAATAAAAAAAGGCACATATTTCTATGTACCTCTTTAACCAAATTTAACCTAACCTAACCTTCTATTTGTCCTATTGCTAAATCTATAATATCATTCATTTGTTTTGAAGATAGTATTTCATACACATCAACACCTTGTATTAATATTTCTTCATCTTCAATACAACTTCCTGTATAATCATAATCAGAACCTTTTATATAGAATCCCTTTACTTGAAATTCTATATCACAATAATTAACTGTTACGTTTACTTTTTCCATTTGTTTGTTTGTTTTAAATTTTAACAAATATAATATAAATTTGTTACATAAATTAGTATTAACAAATATTTAACGTTTTAAATATTCAGCTGCTATAGTGTACATCTGTTGCATCTTTTTTATTTCACCTATATTACGTGGTAAGTTAATAGCTACTTCTATCCCTTTAACGTGATGTATGTAACATTGTATTGCTGCAATTATTTCTCCGTATGTCATTAGTATATAAAGTAATTACCTTTGTTTGCGTTACCTAATTGATATGTGATGCAGTATCTTAATGGGTCAATAATATGATTGTGGGCATCGATTGGAGTTTTTGACCTTTTTTCTAACCAACAATAGTTATTTAATTCTCTAATTAAGTTTATTGATTCAGGTGATACTATCAAATCATAATCTTGTAATACACTAATACCATACGTAACAGAATCAGGACCTTTAATTGCAGGAACTATATTTAAACCTAATGTAGATAATTCACTTATTAATCTTGGTTCAGCACTATCTGCTACTATCAAACAATCATTAGCGTGTTGCCTGTTTAAATGATATATCTGCGAAGTAGTTAACCCGTGTAGATAAAACCTTTCATTAATATAAATTCGTTTGTTTGTTGTATCTATATTACATTCTACTAAAGTTGATGCGTCTGCAGCAAATCCATAATCTTGACCAAATACAGATTTACCTACCTGTTTATATTCACCAATGGTCCAATTAGTAAATATAACTCCTTCTGCTTTATCTAACCATCCACCTAATATTTGGTGCTTATATTTTTCAGGTCTGCGATTCTTTATATTTTCTATTTGATTTATAAATGATTCAGATAGATTGTTAATGTTATCTAAATATGTAGTATGAATATAAGTAGTATCACCTTTGATTAAATTACTTCCTGCTTCTACACCTTTATCTTCAAAAAACTTCTTATAAATAAAGTGTTCTTTTGTTGCAGGGTTTAATACTAAAAGAACTCTGTTATGTATTCCTTTAGTACGAATACTAAAATCTATCTTTTCAAATGTTTCTTCATCTGTTAATTCTTCTGCTTCATCTAATACCCAAGTTGTAACACCTGCTAATGATTTTAAAGATGCTGTTTGTGTACCACTACTTGTTTTAATACCTTTAAATAAGATTTTAGAACCTGTTTTTAAATTTATGATTTCATCTTTAGTTATATAAAAATCGTTGCTTAAATCAGCTGTATCAATCTTATCTATAAATTCCGGTATAATAGAAACGTTTGCAGAAGTTAAAGTATAACGTGTAAAAAGAATCACGTGTCCTACTTCATAAGTCAATAGTAATAAAAAGGAATTAAGTGAATATGATTTGCCACTTCCCCTGCCACCTGTTATTACAAAATATCTACTTTCAGAACCAAGTAAATTATATTTGTTGTTTATCGCTATTTCCAACTTTGAATATATCTTTTATATTAAAATCATTTACGTTGTGTGTAGCTTCTATAATTTCTTTTGGTTTACCAAATATATGTTCTGCAATAAATAACTGACCTCTCTGTGAATCCATCAATGTACTTTTAACAAAAGCTATTTTAGTATCTTCTTCTGTTTCTGTATTATATAATTCACCTAAAGCTTTAACAAATATATTGTTTACTTTTTCTTCTTCTACTTTTGATTTACGACCTGCGTTGGGTCTTGCACCACCTCTTGATTTTTCCATTTGAAATAAATAATGATTATTCAATTTAATAATAAATAAAAACTATTGTTGTTTAATCTATTAGTTCATCTATATCAATGTTATGTTTTTTTAATAGTTCATATATCTTTTGGAAAGTAATATCAATTCCTTCTTCTACTTCTAAATCGCCTGTTGATTCAAATAACTTTTTCTTGGTATTATAAACTAATTCAAATATAAAGTTTGCCATATCTACAGATTTAACAGCAGTTAAATATTCTGTATTATCTTCAGGCAAATTAAATTCTAATATTGCTTTCATCTTTTTTTGTTTTACAGTTATTACAATATAAATCTTTTGTTAGTCCTGTAGATATTATTACACTACAAGTGTGGCATAGTGTTGCGCCATTACCATTGTTTAGTTTGTGGATTGGTTTCATAAGTTTATATCAATTTCATCTTTTGTTAATTTAGTATCCATTTCCCAATAGTACTCACATTCTAATCCATCGTTAGGTGGTTTACAAAAATACGATTGTCTATATTCACTTGGTTCTGCTTTATATCTGTAACAGGTTGAACTTAATTCGCAGTTGTTACCATTGCACATTGTTATATCTGGCATCTTATTTGTTTTTATAAAGTTTAGCTAATTCTCTTGCTACTTCTTTCCAATGTTCTGTTTGTTGCATTGTACCCATACATACAGTTTTGTTATATTCTTTGCTGTATTTATTAAATAATATTTCTGCACGTTCTTTTGGTGTCATAATTTTTCTATTTCTTGTTTAACTTGTTGCCAATAGTTTAAACCTGTTTCTATTATTTTTTGTTCAACTAAAATTAAAGATAATTCTTTTGCTTTTTGTTTATTAAAACCCTTAAAGTATTTATTTAATAAATTATATTGGGTTGTTATTAATTGTGCTTGTTGTTTTGGTGTCATAATATTATTATTAAAGTTATTGATGTTATTATTATTATTGTGCTTATCCAAGCTAATACTTCTACTACTGTTTCTTCTTGTTTGTTTGTCATAGTTTTATGTTTTTATTCATTGTGTAAAATGCTTCTAATCTATCTTGAATTAATGTGTGTTGTAT